AACCAAGATAAATCAACAGCTCATAAAGCTTGGAGAATTTTTTCAGAAGAAAAAAGAAGAGATTAAAAATGAACAAAATAATACCAATTTTGCGGACCCATCGGAGTTTCTTTAGGAGGTGTCTTGATTGATTGGATATGTCCAAGATTACATTGACGATTTTGAAAAAGGCAGGGTCATTTTTAATCAAGAGAGACAGGATTTAGTCGCTTACATTTACCGAGAAATTGTCCCAAGAATAGACAAAAAAGAGATATTTTTTGATGAAAAAAACATAAAAAATTGCATCAATTTTATTGAAAAATGGTTCTTTAAACTGGAAAATTTCCAAAAATTTATCATCTCTTTTGTATTTTTAAGGTATTCAGAGACCAATCGAAATGTCTACAAAAAAATACTGATTATGATGGGACGTGGTGGTGGTAAGAATGGTTTAATATCTGGAATCATAGCCTACTTATTGAGTCCATTCCACGGAATAAAGAACTATAATGTTTCTTTGGTAGCTAATAGCGAGGACCAAGCGAAGACGAGCTTTGACGAAATTTACAACACAGTTGAGAGCAACCCAAAGCTAAAAGAGATTTACTACAATACCAAAAGCGAAATCAAATCAATACATACTAATAGCGTGATGCGCTTTAGGACGTCTAACGGTAATACTAAAGATGGTCTTCGTGATGGTATGGTTGTTTTTGACGAGATACATCAATATGAGTCTAACAAAGATGTCCGTGTCCATAAGTCGGGTCTTGGGAAAGTAAAAAATGCTCGAGAGTTTTATATCGGCACTGATGGCTATGTCAGAGAGGGCTTTATTGACTCGATGAAGGATAAAGCTAAAAAAGTGTTGAGTGGTAACGCTAGATGGAACTCTATGTTTCCTTTTATCTGCAAAATCGATGAAGAGCACGAAGTGGATGATAAAGAAAAATGGCAAAAAGCTAATCCGATGTTCCACGAGCCAATGAGCGACTATGCTCAAGAGTTGTTTGATATGGTCTGTGAGCAATACGAAGAAATGGTTGAAGATCCGTCAAATCGTGAAGAGTTTATGACAAAGCGCATGGACTTTCCAGTCATGGACGTTGAAAGAAGTGTTGCCAGTCATGAGGAGCTTGTAGCAACTAAACGAGAGTTGCCAGATATGAGAGGTGAAGTTTGCATTGGTGGATTAGACTATGCTGCCATTCGTGACTTTGCTGCTGTTGGTCTTTTATTTAAAAATGGAGCTGACTATGTTTGGTTAAGTCACTCATTTGTCCGCAAAGAATTTGTTGATACCTACTACGGTTACTCTAAGCGCAAAGACTCTATCAACGGTAAGAGACAATTTGCCCCTATCAAAAAATGGGAACAAGAAGGCTTACTGACTGTTATTGATGAGGCAAGCATTAATCCTCAGTATATTGTTGATTGGTTTGTAAAAATGAGAGACGAAGAAGGATATGATTTACAACGTATCGTGTCAGATAACTTCCGCATGGAAATTTTAAAACCACTATTTGAGAGGGAAGGCTTTGAGGTCTTGTCAAAAAATACGTTTACTGCCCCACCAGGCTATCAAATAGAAATTGTTAGAAATCCTAGAGCTATTGATAGCCTACTAGCGCCTAGAATCGAAACAGCTTTTGCTAACCATAAAGTTATTTTTGGTCATAACGATATGATGCGTTGGTATACACATAATATTTTACGTCGTCTAAAAAGTGATGGGAATGTTGAGTACGTCAAAAAAGAAGATACTAGACGCAAGACAGATGGCTTTAAAGCGTTTGAGTATGCCATGTATCGAGCAGACACTTTGGAAATAACGAGTGATGCTGACTTTTATGATGATATTATGGAGTGGTATTAACAATGAAGACTTATTGCATTATAAATAAAAAGACAGGATTTTTTGTATATGGGACTGATTATAGATACAGTCCACCACATCAAAGAACTAGTGACTGTAAGGCTTTGACTTTTGGAACAGAAAAGAAAGCTAAAATAGCATTTGAAGATAGAAAATGTGGTAAAAATTATAAAATTATACCAGTCAAATTGGAACCAATAGAAGATAAATTTTAGCACCTGACTAGGTGCTTTTTATATGTCTTAAAAAGTTCGGCAAAAGGGGAAGTAAAAACAGGTAAAGTGAATATATAAAACGGTGCTGAGATAGCCATTCTAAGGCCATTTCAAATATTTTTATGGGAAATAGCACCTAGAAAGGTTGTTAAATGGGGATTTTAGACTTCTTTTCCTTCAAAAAATCTGGAACACTGTCAGATGATGACTCAGGAAGTACGACATCAGAAAAATTAACAAATGTCGTCTTAAAAGAAGATGCTCTCTACAAATGTGTCAATTATTTAGCAAGGATAATTTCTAAGTCAACTTTTAGAATAAAAGCTCCAGAAAAATTAACCGAAAATCAAAAAGATTGGTTGTACTGGATTAACACCAAAGCGAATCCTAACCAATCGGCATCCCAATTTTGGGTTGAAGTAGTCCAGAAGCTTTTAGTTGATGGAGAAACATTAATTTTTGTCATACCAGGCAAGGGCATTTACGTGGCAGATGCTTTTACACAGGATAAAAAACTATCTGGAAATAAATTTAAAGTGTCACGAGTGCAGGGACAAACCTACGAAAAGATATTTACTTTTGATCAAGTCATTTATTTAAAAAATGATAATAGCGATTTAATGTTAAAAGTTGAGTCACTTTGGGAAGAGTATGGGGAATTGCTTGGTCATGTCATTAATAACCAGAAAATAGCCAATCAAATACGCTTTACCATGACACCGCCTAAAGACAAAGTAAGAGAGCGTGCTCAAGAAAATAGTGACGGTGGGAGACAGCCTAAATCAGACAAAGATTTTTTCAAACGCACTATCGAAAAAATTAGAACAGAGTCTGTTGTTGGAATCCCAGTTACTGCTAACACTAACTACGAAGAATATGGTTCAAAAAACACAGGGTCTGTTAAATCCTATGTAGATGACATCAAAAAACTAAAAGATCAATACATGGCAGAGTTTGCAGAAATGCTTGGTATTCCAATCTCTTTATTGCATGGAGATATAGCTGACAATCAAAAAAACTATGAGTTACTACTCGAAGGGCCTATTGAGTCACTGATTACAAATATCGTTGACGGACTAGAATACGCTATCTTTGACAAGTCCGAAACGCTTGAAGGGTCTTTTATCAAAGTCACTGGATTAAAAAACTATGATTTATTTTCGATTTCCAGTCAAGCGGACAAATTGATTTCTTCTGGCTTTGTTTTTATTGATGAGGTCAGAGAGGAAATTGGTCTTCCTGAGTTGCCAGACGGCTTAGGAAAAGTTCTTTATATGACCAAGAACTATGAATCTGTTCTGGAGAGAGGAGGTGAAGTAGATGAAGAAGTTGAAACTTAATGGCCCAGTCGTCAGCGAGGGGGACAAGTGGTACTACGATTGGTGGGAAAAACCTTGTATTACTGCTAAACAAGTACATGACTTTTTAGACAGTGCGGGTGGAGAAGACATCCAAGTCAGACTAAATTCCGGTGGCGGAGAGGTTTTTGTAGGTAGTGAAATTTACTCTGCTTTAAAGGATTATCCAGGCAATGTTGAAGTTGTTATCACAGGACTAGCTGCAAGCATTGCTAGCATCATCATGTTAGCTGGTGATGTTATCAAAGCATCACCGATGGCTCAAATTATGATCCATAACGCTTCTTGGGGTAGCTATGGAGATTACAGACAGTTAAAACATGACAGCGAAGTTGTTGAAAATGCGAGTATCTCGCTAGCTGGAATGTACGCTCAAAAAACAGGCAAACAAGAGACTGAAATCAGAGAGTTGCTAGATGCAGAAACATGGTTTACAGCAAATAGTGCTAAAGAGATTGGTCTTATTGATGACATTTTATACAATGAGATGCCATCGCTTGTAGCTGGTATTGATATGGTCCCTAAGGATAAAATTGAGGAATTTAAAAACATGGTTGCTCACGAAAAAGCTCAAACCAATCAGCAAAATGATGACTTTGAAGCTCGTGTCAAAGCTATTGTAGAGCCAATGATTAACGATTTTAAAAATCGGCCAGTGTCAGAACTTAAAGTATCTATTGACGCTGATGAATTAACCGAAGTTATAGGCGATGCGGTGACTGAGATTAAAGAAAAATCCTCATCCCCATTTGCAAAATTTATTTTTTAGACATTAAGGAGAACACATGGCAATTAACTTAAAAGAATTACCAAAATACCGCGAAGCTGTTGCCGAACTGAGCGCAAAAATCTCAGCAGGTGCAACACCAGAAGAACAAGAAAAGCTATTTGAAGCTGCTTTTACAACTATGGGCGATGAAATCCTTGCCAAAAACGAAGAAGAAATGGAACGCATGTTTGATTTGCGAGACAAAAACCGTGAATTAACAGCAGAAGAAATCAAATTTTTTAACGACATTGATAAAAATGTTGGTGGAAAAGATAAATTTAAACTTCTACCAGAAGAAACCATGGTACAAGTTTTTGATGATTTAGTTGCTGAGCATCCATTATTAAAAGTTATCAACTTTAAAAACACTAGTCTGCGTCTAAAAGCTCTTACCGCAGAAACTTCTGGTACTGCGGTTTGGGGTGATATTTTCGGAGAAATTAAAGGTCAATTGAAACAAGCCTTTAAAGAACAAGACTTTAGTCAATTCAAACTTACAGCATTTGTGGTTATTCCTAAGGATGCTCTTAAATTTGGCCCTAAATGGCTTAAACAATTTATCACAGAGCAACTGAAAGAAGCTATCGCAGTAGCACTTGAATTAGCAATTGTTAAAGGTAATGGCTTATTGCAGCCCGTTGGATTACTTAAAGATTTGTCTCAACCAACTGTTGACCAATCGACAGGTCGTGACATCACAACTTACAAAACGGACAAAGAAGCGATTGCAGATTTATCTGATTTAGATCCAGATACAGCCGTAGAGCTTTTAGTACCGGTCATGAAGCACTTATCTGTTAATGATAAAAAACATCCACTAAAAATTGCTGGGCAAGTTAAACTACTTTTGAATCCAGAGGATCGCTGGACACTTGAAGCAAAGTTTACGTCACGCAATCAATTTGGCGAGTATGTCACTGTTTTGCCGCACGGTATCACAATCCTTGAATCTCTTGCAGTAGAGACAGGAAAAGCGATTGCTTTTGTCGCAAATCGTTATGATGCGTTTATGGCAACCGCATCAACAATCGAAGAGTATGATCAAACATTTGCCATGGAAGATTTACAGCTATATCTCACCAAAAATTATTTCTACGGTAAAGCAAAAGACAATCATACAGCTGCATTATTGACATTAGCTGGAGGCTAATAGGAGGTAGTTAATGAAACTAAAGGTTTTGAAGCCATTTGGGGACCACAAAGAAAATATCATTCGACAAGTTGGCGAAGTCTTCGAGGTCTCAAAGACTCGTTTTGATGAGCTTTCAGCAAGTGTGCCTGCTGATTTTTATGAAGAAGTGAAGGCAACTAAAGCTAAGAAAAGCGAGGAAGAATAATGGCTATTGATGCGCAGGAAGTCACTAATAAATATTTAGCTGCCTTTAAAACAAGGATGAGAATTTTTGATAGTGACGAAGAAGAAGACAAAAATGTGTCATCTATGCTTTCTGCTAGCATCAAAGCTGTTGCTAATCTAACTGGCGCAACAGAAGCTAGCGAAGAATTGCTCGAGCTAGCTTTTGAGCGTGCTAGATATGTTTACTATGATGCTTTGGATGAGTTCCAAAAAAATTATGCAGACGAAATCGAAACGCTTTATCTAACTAACAAATATAAAGACATCGAGGAGCTATCTCATGATTAAAGGAAAAAGCATCAAAAAGGCAAAAACTGGCAATGGTGAGCTAAAAACAGTTATTAAATTTTATACCTCTACGACAGATGACAGCCTTGACGGTCGTGACACGAAGCTAGATTTAGTCTACAAAACACGAGGGGAAGTCTATAACCCTAGCAGTAAAGACATTGAGATTGCTAACATGCGTAAGGTAGAAGCAAAGATGACTTTGAAAATACGTGATCCACTAAATCAATACCACCCTAGTAATTCTGACTTTGTAGAGATTGTAGATAGTCGTATCAAAGGAAAGCTAGGAATTATTGATGTTAGACCTGATTTTAACGACAGAAAATTTTTAATCATTGTTGCTGGAGGTTAGTATGAGTGGATTTGCAAATTTAAAAGGTGTTGAAGAACTTCTGGCGAATATGGAAAAGAAGCTAGGCCCTGCGAAAGTTAACAGGGTAGTTAATCGGTCGCTAAAAGAAATCGGCAAAGAACTAGAACCCAGTTTTAAATCTGCCATCTCTATCTATAAGCGGACAGGAGAGACTACAGAGAGCGCAGTTGTTTCGGGTGTAAGAAGAGAAGATGGTATCCCTAAAGTTAAATTAGGTTTCACTACTCCGCGCTGGAATATCGTCCATCTTCAAGAGCTAGAATACGGTTGGAAACACAATAGGCGCGGTGTAGGTGTTATTCGTCGTTACTCTGATATTTTGGAAACTATTTATCCAAGAGGTATCCGTGACAAGCTGAAAAGAGGTTTCGATGGTTAGAGACATGTTAGCAGAAGTGTTTGACTTGTTAAAAGCAGACAATGTTTTAAAGTTAGTCAAAATAAAATCTTTTGAACGACCAGAAAGTTTGCTAGACGACCAGACAAGCATTGTCATTTTGCCGATAACTGCGCCAAAACAATCAACTTTTGGTTCTGACACAGCCTTATCAAAAAAGTTTCTCTATCAAATCGAGGTTGAAAGCACATCTAGACTAGAATGCAAAGACTTGCAATGTCGCATTGAAAAACAACTGGAAAAGATTGGTTTTTATCAAAATGATGCAGGATTTGAGAGGTTTGATCGAGATACTGGCAGATATTTAGATGCTAGAACTTTTAGGGGTTTTAGCAATATTTACGAAGATTATTAAAGGAGAAATACATGCAAGCAATTGGATTTAAACGCATGACAATTACAGTACTTGATAGCACAACGAATTCTTTCATCATTGAAGGTACAAAAGATAAAGGTGCTACAAAAGTTGCAAAAATTAGCGGCTTGGCATCAGAACCAGTTAAAACATTTGGCTCTGATATTGCTTACTACACATCTCGCCGTGGTGTAGGTGATGTCAAAATGGAAACGGAAGCAATCGACATTCCATTTGATGTTCTAAAGAAAATTTTAGGATATAAAGATGGTTCATCTTCGACAGGTGTGACTTTTGTTGGTGAAGACACAGAGTCACCAGAAGTATCTGTATTACTTGAAGCACCAGCAACTGGCGGTAAAAATGCCTATCTTGGTTTTTTCAAAGGCACATTCTCTATGGATGACATCGAATGGAAATCCAAAGAAGAGAAAAACGAAGGGTTAGACAGTCAAAAACTCGTCTTTACAGCACAACCTGGCGATGAAGATGAAGCTAAGGGTCAATATGTTGGATGGGCATTTGATGCAGAAGCTGAAGGTAAGGGAACTAATGCTAAACAGTTAGAGCAACTTCTGAAAGTAAAAAAAGGCTAAGCCCAGTCAGCTCTACAGCTGACGATTTTGGGCTCGATCTAAATACTGAAGAAGTAAACGCATTTATTGAGACTAAAAAAAAGGAAGAGTAAATGGCAATCCTAGAAATTAAAATCACAAATGATGCTGGCGAGAAAGTAGTTAAAGAATGTAAATCTTTAACTGTACGTGATTATCGCGATTATCTTGTTTTACAACAAGAGCTATCTGATAGTGACGCACCAGAGTATGCAAAACTTGATAGGCAACTTGAATTTATCGTTGGGCTATTTGATGGGCTAACAGTTGATATGATGTATGACAAGCTTAATATGTATGAACTCAACAACATTTTAGCAGATGTGTATGTCAAATTGATTGGTGGAGACCCAGATGACCCAAAGGACAACGCCTAGAGCCAAAAGAGGCTTTAGCAAAATTCTATAAGTTTACTCAAGACATTATCCGCTCTGATTTCGGCATGTCTGTCAAGGATGTCATGGAAACTGATTGGCAAGATTTGTTAGCTGTTTTAGGGGCATCAGAGAAAAAAGAAAAAGTCATGTCTTTAGAGGAATTTATAGGACAGTTAGGATAAGGTCTCTTTTTGAGTCCTTTAATTTTTGAGGAAAGGAGGAAATATGGGAATAGGAACACCATTAGGAAGCATGTTTATTGAATTGGGTCTTGATACATCAAAATTTGATCCAAAACTACAGAGTGCTAAAAGGGCTGTTAACTACTTCAAAGCAGAGGCTAGAGCCCTTGACTCAGCGTTGAAAAGCAATGGCAAGAATGTTGGACTTTTACAAGCGAAGTACAAGACGCTAACTCAAGCTATCAATGCTCAAAAAAAAGTATTGACTAATTTAAAAGCTGATTTCGACGAACTGGATCCTGGAACAGATAAATGGGAAGCTTCGGCCGTGCAAATTGAGCGAGAAAATGCCAAGCTAGCTCAACTAGAAGCTCAGCTAGGAAATGTTTCAAAAGCGTTTCAAGAAGCATCTGGTCAGACAGGCTTTACTGGTTTTTTACAACGTAGCGGCAAGCAGATTGATGTTTTTGGCCAAAAATTACAAACACTCGCAGATAAAACTAAATGGATTAGCGCAGGTTTTGGAGCTGGAGCACTACTCAGTATTAAAGCTGCTAGCGACTTTGATACTGCGTTTACTGGTGTAAAAAAGACTGTTGATGAGGTTCGAGATGCCAACGGAAGAGTAACCTATTCATACGAAAGGTTATCTAATGGTATTAGAAAAATGGCTAAAGAAATTCCAGCTTCAACAACTGAAATTGCTAGTGTAGCAGAAGCAGCTGGTCAGCTCGGTATCAAAACAAAAGATGTCTTAGGATTTACTCGTGTCATGATTGACATGGGACAATCAACTAACCTAAGTGCCGAAGAAGCGGCATCATCTATTGCTAAGATTGCCAATATTACAGGATTAACATCCAAGGAATACTCTAGATTTGGTAGTTCTGTTGTAGCTTTAGGTAATAATTTTTCTACAACTGAGCGAGACGTCATAGCGATGACTAACCGTATTGCTGCATCTGGAAAATTAGCTGGTCTGACCAACCAAGAGATGTTAGCATTAGCTACTGCCATGAGCTCTGTTGGTATTGAAGCAGAAGCTGGTGGCACAGCTATGACTCAAACATTATCAGCAATTGAAACAGCTGTTATTAATGGTGGAGAAGATTTAACAAAATTTGCTCAAATTGCCAATATGTCATCAAAAGATTTTGCTAAAGCATGGAAAGAAAAACCTATTGTTGCTTTGCAGGAATTTATAAAAGGTCTTGGCCAACTTGACAAAAAAGGCGAAAGTGCCACAAAAGTGCTTGATGAGCTTGGCTTAAGTGGTGTCCGTCAATCTAACATGCTTAAATCTTTAGGTTTGGCATCTGAGACGCTCGGAAAAGCTATTAATGTATCTAATCAGGCATGGCGAGAAAATAAAGCTTTGACTGACGAAGCTAGCAAGCGCTATGAGACTTTCCAAAGCAAACTTAAGATTTTTAAAAACAAAATCAATGATATAGCTATCGAAATCGGTGGTCCACTAATGGAAGCTGCATCAAATGCACTAGATGCTTTAGAGCCAATGTTTAAAACCATCGGTAATATTGCTAAAGCGTACTCTAATGCGAATCCTGAAACCAAGCGATTTATTGCCTATCTCATCGCTGGAACAGCTGCAGCTTCGCCATTTTTACGTATAATCGGTAAAACAAGTTCTGGTGTCGGCAAACTTGTTGAATGGATTGGTAGACTTGCTGGTGCTAGAAAAGGCGCTGCGGCACTAAAAGTACTTGAGAGTGCAGTTGAAGCATCAGGTGCAGCTGCTGGTGGTGCCAGCACAAAATTTGGCGGTCTAACATCAACTATGAGTTTATTGTCAAATCCAATCGGTTTGTTAATTGGTGGGACAGTTGCTTTAACAGGTGTCTTACTTGCTTTAAATCACGCTAAGGATAAAGCTAGAGAGAAGTCTGAGGAGTGGGGGACCACTTTAACTGGCACTACTCGTCAAGCTTTAGATAGCTTTAAAAGTAAAGTAGATGAGAGTACAGAATCAATGATTAGATTTGATGCTATAGGTTCTCCTGCCATCCAAAGGGTAAAAGATAGTTTCAAGGGCTTATTAGGCGATCTAGAAAATGAGTTAACAAAAGCTAACCAACGAATGGAAGAGCTTGGCGATAAAATTGGACTAACAGCTGAGCAAGTAGCCAAGGGTAAAGAGCACAACAACCGAGTAGTTGAAAATGCTCGTCTGATGGTGGATGAAATCCAGAACATCTACAATCGCCATAACGGAAACGTGAGAAAACTCACTGCTGAAGAGCGATCCATTGTCGAAAATGCTCAAAAAGAGTTAGTTAGGGCAAAACTAGAGCTTATGGGTCTATCTAATAAGCAGGCTTTATCGGTGATGAAAGCCTTTAACAACGATGTGACAACATTAAATGAGACTCAGCTCAAAAAAACTATGACAGCTCTGGAAAACGCTATCTCAGAAGAGAAAAAATTATACGATTCTAAGGCTAAATCTCTCAAAGAAGCTCTTGATAAAGAGGCTATTAGCCAAGAAGAATATAACAGTCGAATGAAAAGTCTTAAAAATGAGCATGAAGCCACCATGAATGCTTTAGCTGAAAAATACGCTCAAGCTGCTGAAGCTCGTGACTTTAGACAAAGAGCTAGACTAAAAGACTGGACAACTAACATCCAGGAAAATAGTCGACGGGCTAAAAAATTCTTGCGTGAAGTTGGTCTGTCTTATGATGAGCTGGCTAATAAAGTGGATGCAGCTGCTAAAAAAGGCGGCGCTAATCTGGATTTGTTAGCAAAATCAACAGCAAATATGTCTAAAGAGACTAAGGAAGCTAATGCACTGTGGACATCGCTGACCTTTGACGAGAAGAAAGCTCAGGTTAAGTCTAATGCTATTGATGAGTTAATAAAAGCCTCTCAATCAGAGGAAGGTTGGAACCAGCTCAAGTTTATGCTTAAGCATGCTAACTTAGAGTCAAATGCCAGAATTAAAATCGCAGAAGCATTGATCGCAAATGGTGATTGGCAAAAAATGACTCCAGAAGAGAAGAAACTGGTCTTTACAAACGATGAGGGACTGGCCAAAATTTACGAAAGTAAAAACTTACTGGAAATTTGGAATCAATTAACACCAAAACAAAAAGAGCTTGCTCTTAAAAATGAAGATTTTGTTAATAAAGCTGGTACTGCTAAAAAAATGCTAGAAAACTGGAACAACCTCCCAGTCGCAAGTAAAGAAATTACGGCAATTGATGGGACTCCTTTGCCAGTATCTACAGCACAACAAAACCTTGACAGCGTTGTGGCAGGACCACCGCGTCCGATTGAAGCAGAAGATAAAACAGGACCAACTGTAGCGCAAGCACATGCAAGTGTCAATAGTCCTAAACAGGTATTGCCAATAGATATGTTTGGTCTTGATAAGACTGGACCATCAGTGGCACAAACTAACAATTCTGTTAATAGCCCAAAACAACGTACTCCAATAGCTATGTTTGGTAAAGATAGCACAGCTGGACCTGTCGCTAGTGCAAATAGAGCTGTTAACAGTCCTAAACAAAATGGACCTATACATATCAATGCACAAAATAATACAGGTGGTGTTGTATCACAAGTTTTAGGAGCTTTAGCAGGTATTCCTAGAACAATCACTATCGGAATAAACGCCATCAAAAACTTTGTGGGATTGGAAAACGGTACAAACTATCACAGCGGGGGACCTGCCTTGGTCAATGACCAAAAAGGGCCTACTTATCGTGAGTTAGTCGTTTATCCAAATGGATTATCTTTCATACCAGAAGGCCGTAATGTCCTTCTGCCTGATATGCCAAAAGGTACTAAGGTTTTACGAGCAAGTAAGACAAAGGACTTTATGCGTTCTAGGGGAATCCCTAAATATGCTCACGGTGTGGGGATTTCGTCCGAATCTCGATTTATCAAAGAATTATCGTCAGCTAATCAGTCGGTTAATCAAACGAATATCTCTATTGATAATCGTCAAGTAGAAGCTTTATTAAAACAGCTCATAGAGCTTGTAAAGGCCAACGGAGATAAAGACCAGATCATTGATTTAACCGTGATGCTTGGTAATATGACTCTTGTACAACTCAAAGATAAAATATCAGAGTTACAGCGTAAAGACGAAGCGTTACGTTTAAAATCGTCTAGTTTTTAGAAAGGAGCAGAGATGTTTAGAAAAATAGTCAATGGCAAAGTCACGTTTTTGCCGCTGACAACAACAGTCAATGGCCAGTTGCTTGAAGATGTTTTAAAAAGCGACTCTGCCTCTTTTAAAACAATCAAAATTGAGGGAAGGCATGCGGGTGAATACAATCATCAAGTTACAGAGGTTTTAGGGAGACATGGTGCTTATTATCATCAAAAAACCAAGGATAGCTTACAGCTTACCTGGACAGTCTATCTAAAGGCGAGTGACGTTAGTAGCTTTGGACAGTTAGCTAGTAATCTACATGCGTTGCTAGTCAAATCAAAAGTTACAAAATTTGAATTTAGTGATGATGATGGTTGTTATTATTTAGGGCAATTAAAAAAAATCCCCGATCTCAAAGAAAAACGTTGCGAAGCAGTGGTTGAGATAGAAATTATCTGTTACGATCCTTACAAATTTAAAGACGTTAAGTTATTACAAGGCGGTATCATCAATTACCAAGGTCAAGTAAAAACTAAACCTATTATCACCCTCAACCTATTGTCTTCAACTAAGGGAATTAATCTGCTACATGTCGAGAGTCAGAAGTATATCAGATTGACTGGTACTTATACCACTGACGAAATCAAGATTGATATGGCCACGGGTAAGATTACCCAGAACGGACGCAATATCCTTGGCGATTTAGATATGGTTAATAGTAGGTATTTTGAGCTATTACCTGGTAATAATACATTACAGTGTGCCAATGCCACCATAACCGCAGAGTTTAGGGAGGTTTATCTATGATTTATCTCTTTGATAAACTGGAGCGCTTAGTCGCTACTGTTGGCACTGATGACTTACTCTCGTGGCATTTTAAGGTCAAAAACAATGATTGGGATCAAGCTAGCTTTGAAGTGCCAGTTGACTATGACATTGAGCCTTTTGTTTACTTTGGTTTTTTTAACTACGACCCCAACCTAAAAGAGGAGGTCTTTAAGCTCTTTAAAGTCATTGATTACAACCTAGAAGATAGCAAGTTTTACAAAGGCCTAGATAAAGCAGAGAGTGATCTTGATACCATTGCCATCATCAAAGACAAGCGATTTAGGCAATCGTCCGCAGATGCTTGCATTGCTGGCGCCCTAGAAGGCACTGGTTATCAGGTTGGCAAAGTTGAGGGAATAACTAATGTTAGAACGCTTAGTTATTACTACATCAGCCCAAGAGCAGCTCTGATTAAGGTTGTAGAAGCATTTAACTGTGAGTTTAATGTCAGATATACCTTTGTCCAAAACAAAATAACCAGTCGTTATATCGACCTTAAAAAGCGCTTTGGGAAACCTACAGGTAAGCAATTTGAGCATGGAAGTAACTTGCTTAAAGTCGTCTACGAGGAGTCAACGGACGATATTGTGACATGCCTGATTGGTCGAGGAAAAGGCGAAGAAATCCAACATGAGGAAGCTGAGCCTAAAGATGTTGAGGGACACTTGCCACAGGAAGAAAAACGCCAAGGCTATGGACGCAGGATTGAATTTACTGATGTTGTCTGGTCGGTTGAAAAAGGAGACCCGATAGACAAACCAGCTGGCCAAAACTTTGTAGCACTAGATAGTGCAAGGGAAGAATACGGCTTGTCTCAAAATGGCGAATTAAAGCATCGTTGGGGTGTCTTTGTCAACGAAGAAATCGAGGACAAGGCGGAACTCTTAAAAGCCACTTGGGAAGAATTGCAGCGTTTGTCAATCCCTATCAGAATCTACAAGGCGGAAATCTTAGATATTGGTCCAGAGACGTGGAAAGGTGACTCAGTAGCCATTATCTACGACGAGGTAAAAATAGGTTTTGAAACTCGAGTTGATGAGATTGATATTGACAAGCTTAATTTTAACAGGTCAGTCGTAACACTTGGTGATTACAGCACTGTCCAAAATCGTGAGTCACGGTCTCGTAAAGAGGCTGTCCAAAACATGATAAATGAGTCTTTAGAGACCATCACAGGCTTGGGGATGACCTTCCAAGAGTTTTTGCAGGACATCGAGAAACGTATCGAGACTGGCAAAAAGGAGATGGAAGACAATTGGCGCAAAGTTAACCTTGAATTTGATAACTTTAAAAAGAAGGTTGAGCTAGAAGGCTTGCAATTCAAGACCTTAAAAGAACAAATCAAAGAAGTTGATGAACGCACCGATAAAGAGCTTGAAGAATTTAGAAAAACCCTAAAAAACCTAGCGTTGCCAGAAGAAGCCATCAAAAAAATCACAGATGCTATCAAGGTAGAGGACATCCCATCGATTAAACAAAGCTTTGATGACCTCAAAAACAAAGTCAGTGAAACGAGCGAGACGTCCCGTCTAAACGCCGAAATTTTAGGTAACAACGGTAAGACCCGCTACAACAAAAATTTGCTGGTTGGCGACCCTAACCGCACCAAAACCTATGATGAGGATTACATAGAAGTAGAAGCCAACGACGGTGGTTTTAAGCGTGGCGAGACGTACACGATTAGCTTTAGTCAAACGTGTGAGCTACTCAAAAAAGTAGCTATCACATTGACGCAAATTAACAACAAGGGAGTTAAGTTAGTACTGACACCAACCAAAGCAAAAATGGAGCCGCAGACCTTTAATCTAACCAAGGATAAAGAAGTTATCAGCGTTTATCCGTTTAGCTACACAGTGCTTGTAACCAGCGACTGGTATAAATCTAAGCAGATAGATTTAAACGCGTCGGAGGTGCAGGAATTGGCCCTGGATATGAGCTATAAAGAGGTTGTGGACGGCAATAATGCCACGATAGCAGGGCAGTGGTCAGACAGTCCACAAATTATATTAGACGGAGGTAATCAATGACAGAAACTATACCGCTGCGAGTCCAATTTAAGCGGATGACTGCCGAAGAATGGGCTCGCAGTACTGTCATCTTACTTGAGGGTGAGATAGGTCTTGAGACCGACACAGGATATGCGAAGTTTGGTGATGGTAAAAACCGATTTAGTAAGCTTAAGTACCTTAATAAACCAGATCTAGATGCGTTTGCACAAAAAAAAGAAACTGATAATAAAATCGCCAAATTAGAATCAATTAAAGCAGACAAAGACACTGTTTACTTAAAAGCAGAGTCAAAAAAAGAGCTAGACAAAAAAATGAATTTGACAGGCGGCACAATGACAGGACAACTACAGTTTAAACCTAATAGTCATATTAAGCACTCATCTTCTACAGGAGGAGCGATTAACATTGATATGTCTAAATCAGCAGGTGCTGCTATGGTGATGTATACAAATAAAGATACTACTGATGGACCATTGATGATTTTACGCTCTGACAAAGATACGTTTGATCAGTCAGCTCAATTTGTGGATTACAGCGGTAAGACTAATGCTGTAAATATTGTAATGCGCCAGCCAAGCACACCTAATTTTTCCTCAGCACTTAATATAACCAGTGCTAATGAAGGCGGTAGTGCGATGCAAATTAGAGGCATCGAAAGAGCATTGGGAACACTCAAAATCACACACGAAAACCCAAACGTTGACGCAAAATACGATGAAAACGCTGCAGCGTTATCTATTGATATCGTTGGAAAACGGGGAGCCAGTGGAAATGGTACTGCTGCCCAAGGCATTTTCATCAATTCGTCCGCAGGCACAACTGGTAAAATGCTCAGAATCAGAAATAAAAATAAAGACAAATTTTATGTAAATCCAGATGGCGGCTTTCACTCATATGCAGATTCAATCGTGGATGGTAATCTAACAGTTAAAGATCCAACATCTGGAAAACATGCTGCGACTAAAGATTACGTAGATAAAAAATTTGATGAGTTAAAAAAACTCATACAAAAAACAGATTAAGGAGGATAAATGAGTAGAGATCCAACACTAACATTAGACGAGTCAAATCTCGTTATTGGTAAGGACGGACGTGTGCATTACACATTTACTGCAGAGAACGACAACCCAAAAGTCAGACTAGCTAGCAAGTGTCTAGGCACAGCGCATTTTAATCAGCTCATGATTGAGCGAGGGGATAAAGCGACTGGCTATGTGGCGCCTGTGGTTGTTGAGGGTAGCGGTGAGTCGACAGGTGTGTTTAAAAGTCTTGAGGAGATGCTTAGTGGTCTACAGTCTATTAATTTAGAGCTGACAGATACTAAAAACTCCAAACTTTGGTCAAAAATCAAGCTGACTAACCGTGGCAT